GGCCTCTCGGCCCTTCTTCTTTAAAAGTCACTTTTGGTGACTCTCTTAAACCTCTCAAGAATTGGAGAACTTTGTGGACACAACATTGGCTTTCACGGTGATCATCATCGTGATGATTTTCGCGATAACCCTTGCTATACTCACACCGTTCTTCCGTTTCGGATTGGTATAAGAGGAGAGTAATGATATGGCATCGTATAGTTCTATTACAGATGGTGTCGAGGGCGCTTGGCCTTCAGAGTCATATGTCGTCGAAGGTGGTAGCTGTTTACCAGCTACAATAACCAACGGCGCTGGCTCTGCTGGTGCTCCGCCCCCGTCTACCACCCGTATATATACTCCTTTTGAGTCGAAACAAACCGTTTATGATCCTACTAAGAATCAACGACGGAATTTTGCTCAAATTAAGAAGTCTGGGATTATTTCTATGACGCCTTTATCGAAACGTCGGGTAACCGACGAATTCTTTATCGTGTCACGGAGGTATGAAAGGGCTGCTTGGAGACGGAAAACCGGCGCTTGCCGGGCAACTATCCCTTATATCTGTTTATATGATGGTGGTGCCGAAAAATACGTTTCGTCCTGGACACAAAATGACCATATCGGTTCATTGTCCACAGCGATTCCGTTTTTCGGGGCCCCGTCTGAATATTCAGATTTCCAGGGAGATATCCGTGATGCTATATCCTCCACCCAGCAAGCGGCATTTGCTGACGCAATGTCAACCTATGATCTTTTAGGCGAATTAGCAGAAGCGAAAGAAACTCTTTCGTTTCTATCTGATAAGTTTAAAAGTGCTGCTGAATCTCTTCGTGGGTTCGCTCATACAGACGAGCCAACTCATCGTAGGGCTAGATCCATGACTCCGAAGCAACTCCTCAGCTCTGCTGATAAGTTGTTACGGAAATATGGTTCTAGATGGATGGAATACCGTTATGCCATTATGCCCATTATATATTCTATAAAGGATGTAAATGAGCTTCTTGGTCAACGGGACAATGTTTATAAGACTAGTCGTAACAAGGAAACCATTAACGTCGACTTCACTGGCGAATCAGACATAGAAACTTATATCTATGAAAGGTTCACCGCTGAAGCGAACGTCAGGTCTACTGTTAAACTGGCCTATAACAGAGGCGCTCTCCAACGTGTATTTTCACAAGCTGGGTTTAATATTTTTAAAACCAGTTGGGATTTACTCCCTTACTCTTTTGTTGTCGATTGGTTTATCAATGTTGGAGATGCTATTACAGCAGCTACAGCATTGGACTTCTCGTCTCAAAGGGTTGGGTGTACTTCTGTGAAAACCACTAGTAAAAGTGAGTTGTTTTTATTTGATTCTTCATCCGATACGTTTAATCAAACGTTCGTTCATGACGCTTGTGGGGATATTAGTGTTTCACACTCATATACCCGTTCGTGTAATGACATCCTACAAAGGACGACTGTTGAATCCTATAATCGCACTCTCTTTTCTCGCCCGGAACCCCAGCTTCAATTTAACCCCTTCCTTAATTGGAAAAGGTATATTGATTCTGTGGTTCTTTCTCACCAACCTATCAAAAAACTGTTAAGGAGCCTTTAACATGGCACTAAAGATCCAAAAGATCGAAAATACCGGCGTTGTTTACGCTGATCCGGCAGACCCAGGTCTGTCAGTTCGTTTCAAGCAAACTGAGCAGAGTAAATCTCTGGGCGGTTTCCCTGTAACGAATCACGTAACTGAGATCATCATTAATGATGATAATGCTATTAGTCTCGGCGGCAATTCCGTCGTCGACGCTGTTAGCATCCGTGTTCGCGTTAGCGGCACGGCTCAATCCAAGGCGCGTGTTAAGCAGCTCTTGGGAATCTTGGCTTCGTCTGATGACTGGTCTGATGAGGATGTTTTCAGTGGCTATCGCCCTGAAACTTCCCCGACCATCCCTGCGTAAGTAGGGAGTTATCATGAATCCTCAAAGCACAATCCGTGCCTTCCAGAAAATCCTATCGACGTTCACTTTTCAAAAAGGTGATTCGATACCCGAGGAATTCGCTATAAAGCGGTTCCTTAAGAAAATGGAGATTCCTGATGAGGAAAAATCGAAACTTCGTGCTGAAGCTTGCTTTAACACTTGGTTAGATTTTGACGAATCCTTAAGACTTCCCCGTCTCTTACCAGGTAACTGGTACAAAGCGCGACTCCTCATACACCACTGGTGTAGGGATTTCAGATTGGATCCAGTCGCTTTTACGAATGGTTCTGAATCTGCTCCGACGTACGGTTTCAACTCGATTGAATCGAAACTTATGCGTTCGAAGTGGGAATGTTCTCCAGAGTGCTTTGATCTATGGGCAGAAGCTGCCTATGATCATCTCGCTCTAAAGAGGTCAACCCGTCGTCGCTTCTCAGCTGTCATGAAGCACGATGAACTGTCCATTAAAACCTTTCATAAGGAATCATATCGCATGTTTAAGGATCATAGAAATTTTAAATTCCTATGTTTCCGTCGCATGCTTACTATGGTTACAAATGTCAGGAATGCGTCTAGATTCTCGACTGTTCGAAAAAACAATCTTGTTGATAGACCCATCGATGTACAGCCCCTGTGCAACATGCTTGTTCAGAGACGTATTGGTAACGGTCTCCGCTCTTTATTATTAAAGAACGGAGTAGATCTCAATTCCTTAGCTGATGTACATCGACTAAGGATTTCTGATAATAGTATTGCTACTATTGATCTTAAGAATGCTAGTGATAGCATTCACATCGACCTTGTTCGTTTCCTGTTCCCGACAGACGTATTTTCTCTTATAGAGAAATCACGTATGTTTTTTGTTGAAGCCCCAAATGGCGACTATGTCGTTCCACGTAAGGTTTCTTCAATGGGAAACGGATTCACGTTTGAGTTGATGACCGTTATCATTCGAGCTTTAGGTTTACAGTTTGATGAAAATTTCTCTGTTTTCGGTGATGATATAATCATCTCGAACCAGTTTGCAGACCTCCTCGTGAGTGATCTACAAGCTGTTGGATTTATAGTGAATGTCGATAAAACATTCATCAGATCCAAATTTAGAGAAAGTTGTGGTGGCAATTTCCATGACGACTTTGGTTACATAGAGTCTTACGACTTTGAGTATCCTCAGACGATCCATGATTGTGTTGTTTTACATAATAAGGCTTTTGCTTTATCACGTAAATACCCACAGTTCAAACGTTTAAGCTTATTGCTTGCTCGTACTGTACCAACCGCCTTGCGTGGTCCAGCGTTTGTTTTCTCAAACGACGGTAAACAAGGCTATGACCACCCTATTAATCTCTCGACGACTTTTTGGTTTAAAAAGGTCGGCGGTTTTGATTGGCAGGGGAAACAGATTAGACAAAAACTAAGGAACTTACATTATGACCCTAAATCTTTTAAGATGATTTACGGTTTTGTGTGGAAACCAAAGCTCGCGTCAAAATCTGTTTCGAGGCTCACGATGAAACGTCATACTGGTAAATACTCTATGTATTTACACGCATGTCGTCGCACCGATGATTCCGTTACTGGTCATGGTAGCTGGCAAGAGGTCGCATACCTAACTGATGGTAACATCCTTTTCAGGGTGAAGTCGTTATTAGGTTAAGCTTACGCTTGTCATTCTCTCAAGTTATTCGCTTGTGAGACAGGATGCAAAGATAGATTACTAAATTTGCAGTCTGCCCAAAA